AAAAAAATAGAAGTAAAACTATCAGTACTTGAATGGTGTAAACAACAAGTAAAAGATGGAAAAGAACTTGTAATCCACTGGGAAGGTGGTGGAGATTCAGGATGGGCACATTTTGAAATTGATGGAGAAACTGTAGATAATGAATATACAGATCATCTTGTAAATAGTATGTATCATGAACTTGATTATGGATCATGGGCAGGTGAATTTAATGCAACAGGTTCTGCAAAATTTGATCCAGCAGAAAATGCTTTTATAGGCATTGATGATTATCAAGAAGATGAAAGAATATCTTATGACTGTGATATCTCTTTAAAAGTTCCTAACAGTTTATGGTATGATAGAATACATTATCGTATAGAATGTAGTCCTGATGAATCTGTATCAACTGAGATAAACTTTGCTATACAAAATGGATTTCTTACTGATGAGCATAAAGAAATGGAACGTGTTCTTCAAGATGTACTTGATGATGAAATACCAAAGCTTATAGAAAAGTTTATTGAAGAAGGTAATGAATTTAGAGATATCTGGGAATCTGAAATGTTCTTAAAAACAGATGGTGAAGATAAAGGTGCTTATACTGAATTTAAAATAACAGAAATTGGTATAGGTACGTATACATCTCAAGAAAAAGATATAGTTCTTTATATTGAAGAAGATGAAATGCTTGAAGATAAAAATTAATTATTATGAGTTACGATCAACATGAATATACAGTAAATAATCGAGATGGTTTTTCATTGACAAATGCTTTACGTCTTTGGAAAACTAAATACACAGAGTTTAAAGACTTTAAAGAAGATGTAATTAAACATCCTAGTCTTAATGATTTTGGTGAATTTGTACAATCTTGTTGGAATAGTATTAAATCAGTTACAGTAAAAGATGCGTTAAGTATAGAAAATACAGAAGAAAGACGCACTTATTTTGACTGTATTGGAGTAGAAAAACTATTTAAACAGCTTGGGCCAAAACTTAGAGATAGACAAGAAATCACCAAGAAAAGAGCTAATTGGGACGAGGATAATAAAGAAAATTTTCGTACCTTTAAGGATGTATATGAGCTCTATGAAATAGAAGGTACAAAGCTTTATGACAAAGATAGATGGGGTAGATCTCCAAACCCTGTATTTGCTGTAAGATGCTGGTGTACAACAACTGGTAGAGAATATTGGTTGTATGTAGACAATAAAGCAGCTACAGGAAATAGCTGGTGGTCAGAACAAGCAGATAATGAATACGATGCTATACGTGCAATTGCTTGGACTATACGTATAGATATCACTAACCCTGAAAGAATATATAGACAGGGTGATGTGATTATAGTTAAAAAGTCTGATAAAAGTGAAGATGTAAGATCTTATCATTTAGAAAAAGAACAGTATCTTGATTTAATGTATTCAGAAACTTAAGTTATGCCAAAAAGAATTATACAAAAGAACAAGAAAAAAGAATCTATTAGAGAGCTCTTAATAAATACAATTATTGAGAATGCTTGTGATGAAATGGAGAATAACTCAGACTATATACAATTAGCTATTGAATCAAAAGAAGATTTAGTAAAAAGAGTTATTAATATTTTAGAATACTATAAAAGTAGATATTAAATGCAAGAAGAATTGATAGGTCATGTAGGAGTTGATTCAGGTCAACTCCTACTATGTGACCCATGTTATATAGAATCAGAATGGGAAAAAGAAGAATTTGCTGATATTAGAGTATATGAGCATAAAGTAACCAAAGATCGTTTGACATTTGGTAAAGATTTTCCACACTATGAATATCCCATTGATAGGTATGATGGAAAAACAATGAACGAACTTATAGAAACACTTGAATGGATTGATATAGATAGACCAACATCTTTACATAGTTTTAGTTATAATGCGTGTGCTAATGCAACTTTATCTAGTGAAGGACATGGTCAACTAAACTATAAAATGGGGCATCCAGGTGTTGGTGTAGCATTTAGAACAGCATTTGGAGATGGTGTATACCCTGTATATGCTAAATATACAGATGATGGTACATTAAAAAGCGTTGAAGTAGTATTTTGGGAAGATGATGAAGAATTATAAAAATATAAATTATGGCAAAAAAAGAACAATATGATTTACATGAGCTTTATAGAAAGCTTTCAGATCTTGTAAATAGATTAGAAGATGCATCTGAAAAACTTATGGACATTAAAGATTATCAAGACATAACAGTTGCTGGAGCTGGCTTTAAAGCTGGTCAAGCATATGCTATTATTGATAAAGTTTATGAAGATTTAGATGAAATAACAGATGATATAGATAGACATACAACTCTTTAAAATAAATATTATGAAAAAAGAAACAACTAAGACTCTTGTCCTTGGAGAAGGTGAGGGTAGAGATGCCACTGGAGAAATTAAGAAACACGTTCTTAATTCTAAAAATGGTATTTCTTATAAACGTAATACAGAATCTATTGACTTTGAACTTAAAGCATTAGGTGTGCTAACACATGATGAGCATGCTAAAATGATTTTTGAACAAGGTCAGTATAGATCATATAATCAGGTTGAATTTAATCCTTTTGATCAAACTGTACAAAGAGTGTTTGACTAATGAATAAAAGAGAGCAAGTCCAGCAAGAAGCATTGAATATTGCACTTAAAAATAGAAGATGTGGTTTAGGAATATCAATGGGTGTTGGTAAAACTTTGATTGGTCTTAAATACATTGATCATTGGCAAAATAAAACAAATGTTAAAGCTCTTGTAGTAGCTCCTAAACTTTCAATATTTGAATCTTGGAAAGATGATGCTCAAAAGTTTAACATTAATATTGACAATGTACAATTTACCACATATCTTTCTTTAAACAAATACAATCCATCTGAATTTAATTTAATAGTTTTAGATGAATGTCATAGTTTATTATATACACATGATGTTTTTCTAAAAATGTTTAATGGTAGAATATTGGGTTTAACTGGTACACCTCCAAGATATCATCGATCTGAAAAAGGTGAAATGGTTTATCAATATTGCCCTATAATGTATAATTATATTACAGATGATGCTGTAGATGATGATATTTTAAATGATTATAGAATTATTGTGCATAGAATGGCTCTTTCAAGTGAAAATAACATTCATGTACAATTTAAGAATAATAACTTTTATACGTCAGAAGTAAAAAACTATGCTTATCAAAGCAGAAGAATAATGGAAGCAGAAACTAAAAAGCAAGAACAAATTGCTTCTATTATGCGTATGAAGTCTATTATGGAATATAAAACCAAAGAAGTTTATGCTAGAGAGTTATTAAATCACATTAAAGAAAAATGTATAGTATTTTGTAACACTCAAGATCAAGCAGATAAACTTTGTAAATATTCTGTACATTCTAATAATTCTGAGTCAGAAGAAAATCTTCAAATGTTTAAAGATGGCACTATTAAAAAATTATCATGTGTAATGCAGCTAAATGAAGGTGTTAATATACCTAATTTAGAAGCTGGCATTATCATGCATTCATATGGTAATGAGCGTAAAGCAAGTCAAAGAATAGGTCGTCTTTTAAGACTTAACCCCACTCAAACAGCCACTGTACATATACTTTGTTATAAAGATACAGTTGATGAAAGATGGGTAAATGAAGCTCTTAAAGATTTAGATCAGTCTAAAATTAAGTATTTAGATGTATGAAAAAGAATTTACACTTTGTAGGTAAATATATTAAGAAGAATGGAAGGCTAGAATTTGCTAGCCTTTCTTCTTCTAAACAATATGAGTTGTTTGTTTCACATGTAGAAGAAGGACAATTAGTAGAATGTTTTTTTGAAGCAACACATGATGATGGTACACTACCACAACTAGCTAAGCTTCATGTAATGATTAAACAATTAGCTACACATATAGGTGAAACAGTAGAAAATATGAAAATACTTGTAAAAGATAGAGCTGGGCTTTGTATAGCTAGAGAAGTGGCAGGTAAAGAGTATTTTCTTGCTAAATCATTTGCAGAATGCTCTAGGGACGAATTGTCCCTAGCTATTCAGGCTGCGATTGAGATTGGTCATCAAATAGATTATCCTCTTCAATAAGATTAAATAATGTATCTTTTAAGTAGGATTCTTGTTCTATTTCATTAGTCATTCCTTGTTCTTTAGCATATGATTGTATATCATGCATTAGTAAACTTAAAGTTATAAAATGACTCATCCACTCCTGTGTAAATTGTGTATCATTTTTAACAACATAAGCATGATGCTTAAGTTCTGCATTAAAGAGGTTAATTTGTTCATCTGAAAGTCCATTTACCATATATGCTTGTAATTGCTGTAGTCTTACAACCATACCAGAAGTAAATACTACATTTATTTTAGCATCTTTGCGTATTATATGTATTTTCTCTGTTTTTTTGCTCATCTGTTATAATTTATAACAAATTTAATTAAAATATATGACTGAACAAGTAAATCTTGAAGAAGTTAAAACAAAACTTATTGAGAAGCTTAAACCTTCAGGTTGGGCTGGTAAACTAAAAGGATTTGTACAAAGTTCTGACTTTGATAAAATCTTAGAAGTGTTATATAAATTAAGAGAAGATGGTAAAAGATTTACTCCTCCTCTTAAACATGTATTTAGGGCATTTGAAGAATGTCCAATAAATGATCTTAAAGTGGTAATGATTGGACAAGATCCATATCCACAATTTGGTGTAGCTGATGGTATATCTTTTTCTTGTAGTTTAACAGGTAAACCACAGCCAAGCTTAAGACATATATTTCAAGCTATTGAAACAACAGTTCATCAAGACTTTCCAAGTCATCAAGATCCAGACCTTAAACGATGGGCTAATCAAGGTGTACTAATGCTAAACTCAGCTCTTACATGTGAAATAGATAAAATAGGTTCACATGTACCTATATGGAAAGAGTTTACAGCTTATGTATTAGATATACTAAACTATACAAACTCAGGACTAATTTTTGTTTTGCTAGGTAAGCAAGCTCAAGAATTTGAAACAATGATTGGTCATCAACATCATATTATAAAAGTATCACATCCAGCCTCTGCAGCATACAATGGAGGTAAATGGGATTGTAATGATGTATTTAATAAAATAAATGAAATTATTATAGGTCAAAATGGTAAAACTTTTGCTATTAACTGGTAATAACTGCTAATAACAACTAATAATCAATAATTATGGCTATCAACAAAGTAGATTTAACTGTATCACAATTATTAAATGACCTCAGTGAAGGTTTAACCTGGTTAAAGAAAGATGATCTTGGTTATGGATCAATCGAAACAAAATATGGTGCTAATGAAAAACAAATCTTAGCTATTAGAAAACATCCAAAACTTAAAGATGCAGATACATCTCTAACTGTATTTAATATTATAGATGATACCACCACCCAAGAATCAGAACCTTCCAGGACAAATACAGACGATCAGCAACCAACGCTTAATATGGTCAGTACACAAGAAAGAGTGGATAAGTTTGAGTCAGTATCTAACGCAGTCGACATCTTTGCACAACTCTAATAATATGAGTAATAATAGAGCAAATAGACCAAGTCCATCTGTCAGCGCAACAGGTTATATAGATGGAAGTATATTAGAAGGAAATGATGGTAGATTTTGGATGGTACAGTCAAATGTATCAGGTGTAAAAAGATGGGTTCCTACCAGTCTTAAAGTACCTTCTGGTCAACAGACAACAGCACCAGTACAAACTACTAAACCAGAAACAGAACAACTTTTACAAAATTTTAAAAATAAAAACATGGGCAAAGTAAAAACTATTACTAAGCGTACTACACAAGAAGTGAGACATATTGAGACATCTTTGATTAACAAAGAAGAAGTATTTAAGATGTTAGCTTTAGCAGAAGCTACAGGTTTACCCTTATTGTTAGTAGGCGAACCTGGCGTTGCTAAAACTAAAACTATTATTGAATATGCTAAAGCATGGTTGAACAGAGATGGTAAAATGACACCACAAGACTTTGCTAGCAAAATGTATATTCTAGAAACTGATGAGGGCACTAAAGCTTCTGAGATTAAAGGTATGCCAGATCTAGACACTTTGTTTACACAAAACAAGTATGAGCTTAATACACCTATTGCAGATGCAGACATTGTTATCATCAACGAGGTTGACAAAGCAAGCTCAGCTATTCGTAATGCAATGTTGGGTGTGATGAACGAGAAGTTTCTGTTCAATGGTAAACACAAAATTCCTTGTAAATGGAAATTGTTTATTGCCACTTGTAATGAAATTCCAAAAGATGAAGTAGATTCACCTTTTTGGGATCGTTTTATGCTCAAAATGACTGTAAATCGTGTATCTCCTGGTGAAATGTCTAAATACTATTCTAAAGGTGCACGTACATATCGTGAGAACTTTACAATTGGCATTCCAAATGCTACAGAAGTTGAAAGCGTAGAAATTCCTCTTAACAAGCTTGACAAATATCTAGAAGTAGGTTATACAGCTAGTTCTGATCGTACATTGACATTTGTGCCAAGACTGGCTAAAGCTGTATCTTATATCTGGGATATTAGTGTTGATAAAGCTCTTGTTAAAACTGCTCAGATTATGATTAGTCAAACAGCAGCGAGCGAGCTTCAAAACAAGCTAATGAGTGCAGAAGTTAAAGCTGTAATGTCTAAAGTTGAGATGTTACATTCTCGTAATACAAATGAGGAGCTTGAGCTGGCTGTAGCTGAAATTGAAAGTTTGGTAAATACTTATGCTTCAAGAGGTAATATGGATCAAACACAAGTAGAAGAAGTAGAGATTTCTATGGCTTATATTCTTGAGAATCATCCTGCTAGAAAAAACAAGCAGTTATCTCAGGAATTTGATGAGATTTTGACAGAGGAACTTCCTCTTTAATTTTTAATAATAAAAGGGTACCAAAAAATGGTACCCTTTTTTTAATTTAAGCTTATGGCTAAAGAATATAAAAATGTATACACTATTCTTGAGAAAGTAAAGAAAGGTGAAATTGATAGCTATTATAAAGACAGTGATGGTTTATTTGGAAAGATTAATTTCTACAAAAAACCAGACCTAGTTAAACCTTATTTACACTATATTGATGAAAATCGTTTGTACAATATAGTTAACACTCATGTAACAAACCCAGGAACAGCAGCTGAATTTTTTCAAAAGTTTTCTACTCATAGTGAATATAAAGCTTTAGGATCTAATGCACCAAAAGTAGAAGAGTTTGGTAAACTGTTTAGAGAAACCTATGAAGAGTTTCCAGAACATGTTTCAAATGATATATTCAAGATGTATTACAACAAAATTGAGAAGCTTGATTTTGTTGATAGAGGTCCAGAAAACTATACAAAGTATAAGTTTCTAGAGAAAGCTAATAATCCTGTAGGTAAAGTGATGACTGAAAAATCTAATTTGAAATCAGCAATCTTCACTCGTAATATTGTTAGTTATCTTATAGCTAGATTAACCATGCTTAAATACACTGATCCTCAAGCTGCAGAAGATCTTGAAAATTGCATGAACAATGGTGATGAATTTAATAATCAAGGTGCAGATAATGCATTAGATAAAGCTCTTAACTCAAGAACTGGTAAATCTATGCTTGATTCTGCAATGCAACAAGCGCAAGATCTTTGTAAGCAAATGGATGGTGCTATGCCTGAAGACACGCAAGAAAGATTATTTGAAGCTTGTAGTAATAATAGTGGTGGAGATGGCGCAGCTAAACTTACACCAGACTATCTTAAGAATGTTGCAGCTAATTTAGAGAGCTTAAGTTTGTCTATGGGATCTTTAAAAGATAGAATTAAGAAACTATTAGATAAATCTACTAGCTATTTTAGTGCAAAAGATAAAGTGAAATATGAAGACTTACTTAACTCAGATAATGTAGCTGGACTAGATGAATTTGAACTATTACATCCCAAGCTTCGTAAAATCTTTATTGAAGATATAAACATCAAAGACACTCAGAAAATGGGTAAGATTGATATTTATATTGATGTATCAGGTTCTATGGGTGAGAGTTGTGGTGTACAAAATTCAAAAGGTGATGTTATTGACAAAATGGATTTTGCTAAAAGCTTTGCAGCTAAGATGAAATCTATGGACATGTTAAACAACATCTACGAATTTGATACAAGAGTTCGTAAAGTTAAAGATAGCATACTTGATATAGCAATGATGGATTCTGGTGGTGGTACATGCATTGATAATGTTGTTAATAAAATAGAACAAAATGGCGTTAATGCACTTGTCATTACAGATGCAGAAGATAGCTGTCGTATTTATTCTGATAAAGCTTTCTTTATAGGTATTAAAGGTGCGAGATTTCACCATTTTAATACAGAAGTAATTAAACAATACTCAGAGAAAGGTCAAGCAATTGTCTTCGATGGTAGTAGAATCTTTAAAGTGGATCAGGACGGTAAGATTAGTGGTTAAAAAAAAGAAAGCCCCTGTAAAAAGGGGCTTTTTACTTTTGCTATTAGCAGGAAGGAGGAACTAATAGCTTATATATAAGAGAGGGTTAGCGTCCTTGCGCGCGATATTTAGACACAGATTTATCCTTGGGTCCACGTGATTTAGCAGCTTTGCCACCCTTGCGTTTACCAAATGTGATTTTTCTAGAGTCTGTAAGTTTACCTTTTGCCATTATGGAGTAGTAGTGGTTGTAGTGGTTGAAGTAGTAGACGTTGTTGAAGTAGTCGTTGAGGTAGTTGTAGTTGGTGCTGGTCCAGGAGGAACAGTAGTAGTAGTTGTTAAACAACATAAGTCTGCTGGAACTTCATACCAAGTTGAAGATCCATTGGGAAATGATCCTGCTGTAAGAATTAAACTCCCAGGTACAATTTTTCCTTGTTTGCTGTACCTTACAAATGCGCGTTTCTTTGCCATTTTAATTAATTTTTAAAAGTTATTTAAGGTCTAGGTCTAGTAGGACGTGGTCTAGTAGGTTTACCACACCCACATCCATAATTTACGATATTTTTTACCATTTTCAAAATTTTTAATATCCAACAATATTTCTTATAAATAAACTATCATTTTGTATGTAATTACAACCACCCGATGTAGGTCCTATCCACCAATATCCTGGTCTAGAATATGAATTACCCATTATAGGTGCTCTACCTGTTGTTGATGTTCCAAAACCTGCAAAATACTCTGCAAGAAAATTACAATTTGTATCAAAATGGGATTGATGATATAATCCAAAAGTATGCCCTGCCTCATGTGAAGTGGCTTCCCAAATAGATTTTTGTCTATAACCTAATGCTTTACTAAATACAAATGCTGGTACGTCTAATCCCCAAGTAATTGATTCTATAAAAGCAACACCTCCTGCACAAGCTGTAGGTCCACAATACCATTCATAATTTTCTGTAATTATTACTTTTTGTCTACGAACAACAGAAGCGTTCTTATAAACATTAGAGTCTGTGGTAACATTAATGTTTTTAAACTGAACAAAATCAGCTGTTACAGAATCTACAATATTTTTAATCTCTGTTGGACTTAGACCTGATGGTGTAGCATAAAATGGTAGTCCAGCGTTTTGAGGTATCCAATAACGACTATTTACATATTCACCATCGAAGTTTAAAAATACCACCCAAGATCCTGTACCTACAATAGGAGGAAATGGTGTAGCATCACAAGCATCACCAGTACCATCTTTATCACTGTCTAACTGATCTGGATTAAATGTGACAGAGCAATTATCTTGTGAATCAAGAAAACCATCTTTATCTGTATCTCTAGTTTTTCCTCTTCTTGTCGCAATTATTTGCTCTTTTTGAGACATTCTTGCAACAACATTATACTTTCCTTGTAAGAAATCACAAGTAATTTTTTGGTCTTCTTTTAAAGAAACAATATCATTTTGTTTATTACAAGAAACAATTATGATACTAGTTATTAACAATAACAATATTACAGCAATAATAACTATGTGTGATTTCATATATCAAAACTGTTTAAAATATTTAAAAATAAATCTGTCATATTTATTACTTTCAATAACAACTTCAATTAAGTTTATTCCAGTTTCAAGATGGGGGTTAACATTACTTTGATAAGTTTTTTCCACTATAACCCTATTTTCGTACAGTTTCTTTCCACTAAGACTAAATACTCTTAAAGTTTGTGTATAATTAGTATTTGTAAAAGAACTTTTAAATACTCCATTCTTAATAGATATCTCTAATTTATTTGGTCCTCTATTAATAAGTACATAATTACTCTCAATTAAAGGAAGTGTTACAAGAGAAGTATTTAATTCTAACCATCCCATATCTGGTCTAGTTATACAAGCTGTTTCAGCTTTAACTCTAAACAATATATTTATATTAGTTGGTCGTGTAACATATACTGTTTCACACTCTAATGCTCTAACCATTATATCTATGGCAGAATCTTGATCAGCTTTTGTCCTGATTCTTGCTTCACAATCTTGTTTGTTACACACTATAAAAGTGTGCTGTTCATTAGAATATCCTAAATAGTTTATTCTAATTACATTATTTTCAAAGAACTGCCCTCCGTTTTGACTTTTACCAAAACAAAAAAGAAAACTAAATAGTATTAAAAATAACCATTTCACAATTAGATTTTAGAAAGTTGGAAATGCATCCCATCTTTTCTTTTCCATGTACCACCCCAGTCAAAACCAGCATCTGTAAAACATTTAACAAATCCTGCAGATAGTTTAGGAGTTTGGTTAAGTCCATTCTCAAAAGCATTCACATCTATTGCTATACCCCAAGAATGAAGAGACATTGAGGCAAGCCCTCTCTTTTTACGAATGTTAAAACAACCATCCCAGGTTTTAAGCTCAGACACATGTCCTCTAGAAATAAGATTTCTAAAAGCTTGTGTAAGAGGAGCTACAATATCTCTATTACAATAGAGACGTTTAGGAATTACACCTATCTCTAAATCAGCAGGTACATCCCACATAGCCATAGCTCTTTGTAAATTGGGATCACCATACTTCTGTAATGCTCTAGCAGATGTTACCATTATTTAAGTTTTATTTTCCAATAAATCTGTGCACCATATTGTATTTGACCATTGCGATCAATACCAATAGTGGCACCATATATTTGATCTTTCTTTGTTTTAAATAATCCACCAACACTTATTTGACTAGGCATAACAGCAACATTACCTTGTAAAAGACCACCAACATATAGTTGATTACGCTTCTTTTCAGGAAGTATAATTGTTTCTTTAATAATAGGATACTTTAGATTATAGTAAGTGGATCTACCTATTAATAGGTTTCTACTGACTGTATCTGTAATATGAACATATCCTATAGAATCTATTTTAACTGAGTCAGCATGAATATTAGAAGCTAAAAACTTTTCAGCTAGCTCAGTGTATTGTTTTACCAATTTACTATAATTAGTGTCTGGAAGATATTCTGTAGACCATTGCTCTATAGGTACCGTAATAGTCTTTACCACTTGTGGTTTGGAATATACAGTGCTGTCTTTGATAATCCATGTGGTATCCCTAATTATAGTGGGACCTGTAACTTCTACAGATTGTTTTTTACAAGTTTGTAAGAGTATTACAGCAAGTAATACAACAACAACAATATTTACAAAATTCTTTTTAATAAATTCAGTATTCATATTAATCAGATTGAACTTCACCTTCCTGTATATGCACAGGTTCTTCAGAAAAAAAGTTTGACAGCACCTTGCCTACCACACCTATTACTATTGAAGCAATAGCTAGTCCTTTATGATCTGTAATCATAGAAGACATAGATGTAATAGAAAAGACACCTAATAGAGCATCGCCAATCTTCCTAGCTTTTTTAGGAGTGGGAGCCCAGTAAGACTTTACTGTAAACTTAGTTGTAGTAGTTGTCTTTTTAGTCTTTTTAGTTGTCATATTACTACAATTTTATATTACCCAACTTGATTTACTGTAATAATTACTGAAGGTATTGCTGGATGAATTGGATCAGCATTCTCTCTTTCAAGAATAATATTTGCATTATCAGTAGTCCAATATATTTGAAAATAATCTCCAGCATTTGCATTAACAAAATAATTCCAAGCAGCTACAACGTAAGGACTGTTTGTATTTACTGTAATTCTAGTATTACTATCAGGAATTGCTATTAAATTTTTAGCAAACCATATATTTACAACAGTTCCTGAACCACCACCACCTGTATTGTGGAATTGAGCTGAAAATTGAATATTATACTTTCCTGCATTAAGAAAAGTAATTTCTGAACCATTAACAATAGATACACCACTAGCAAAGTCTACAACATTTACAGTCATTGGTAATGTACCATTTGCTATATTTATTTGATCTACAGTGCTATACCAAGATCCATATGCACCAAATCCACCAGGTGCACCATCTTGACCATCTGCTCCATCTTGACCAGGAGGACCTGGAGGACCAGGAATACCATTTAAATCTTCAATCAATTTAAGTCTACAACAAATATTTTTTATTTGTTTTTTAATAAGCTGCAATGTTTCATACCATCCTAGTGCCATTTTAATTGTTTTTAGTTAAGTATTTTGTTTCATCAAAAAACTCCTCATGTTTAAAAAATTTATCGTGATAAATCTCAGGTGTATACGTTGTATGTGTAGATTTTACTCCAAAAACTGACTGCTGTAAAAACCTAACTTCTTTTTCAAGCTGTTCAATTTTTGTTTTATCTATACTAGATTGAGCTAAAAGAGCTTTAACATCTGATCTTAGTTCAGTAACATCACGCCAAATCATCATAGCTAAAATTGTAACAAGTGATGGAAATAGGTATAATTTAATACCACTTACCACGGAGTTTTTTGAGGTACTTGTCATTTTCAAAAAAATTATACAAATAAAAATAGATACAGATATAAAAAAATATATAAATTTGAGGTTTTCCCTCTAATATAATATAGCATTTTTCATTTAAAAAACCTAAAAATATGACCCCAAATGAGTACAAAAGAAGGTTAGAAAATGAACTAATTAATGATTTTGTAAGAAAATTTACAGAAAAAGTAGGATATTCTCCTATAGTTATCACAGATAAAGGGTCTAGTGAGACAGATTATAATCTTTTAACTCTATCTGAACTCGAAGAATGTTTTCAGCCATTTTTACCAGTAATTAGAGAAAGAGTTCAAAAACTAAAGCCAAAGTGTAGATATCGTGAAATTATGGAATTAAGACATATTTTTTGTTTTGTAGCAAAACTTATGAAACATACCTATACAGATATAGGTAGATATCTTAATAGAGATCATACAACTGTAATAAACTCTATAAAGACTTTTCGTAATTTATATCAAACTGAAGAAGGTTTTAAAATGAAGTATTTAAGAATTATTAATCATATAAAAAAGAAATATGAGTCATCAGCTTTGGAAAACCTTGATAAAATATAGAGTGAGTCCTAATCAGATTTACTTTTTAGATTGTTGTAGAGAAAAAATACAACCAAGCAACGATTTAATAAACCAAACAGCTGAAAAGCATGTTGCTGAAGTAAAAGGTCTTATTACTGAAAAAGGTGTTTTAACACATAAAGCACTAAATATTTTAGATGAATTTGAAACATTATTAGTTAAAACTAAAAAAGTTGTAGCTACAGATGTATTGGGTGATGATTTTCAAAAAAATATTGATGAGTATAAACAATATTTTCCAAAGAAATTATCTACTGGTCCTGGTAGGCAATCAGCTCGTGAATTAAAACAAAAGTTTGTATGGTTCTTTAAAAACTATCCAGAGTATAACTGGGAAATTGTGTTAGAAGCGGCAAATTATTATAGTTATGAATGTAGTCAAAAAAATAATCAATATATGACAAACAGTTCTAACTTTATTAAGAAAGATACAATGAGTAAAGAATCAATATCTAAACTTGCCGATTATTGTGAAATTGTAAAAGAAGAAATGGATGCAAATAAAGAGTTATGAAAAGATAATACATAAGGTTTTATTATCTGCCTTATTTAGTATTTTATGTTGGATAATTGTGACAAACTTCATTATTGAAATTAGTTTTTTTAGATATTTTTTAATCGAATTAATTTTGATATTGTCGATTAGATTGCTTAAATTTACACTTATAAAATTAAAGATAGATGAGTGAGAAAAAGAATGAAGAAAGGCCTTTTGGTTTTAAACTTCATCATGAAGTGATTGAAAAAAGTATTAAAAATATAGATGATCGTAGAAAAGGTAGAATTAAATCATTTGTTACTCCTTGGCAAAATATAAATGATGCAACAGCAGGTGGTATTGAGTGGGGATCTGTAGTTACAATAGGTGCTAGACCAGGCGCAGGTAAAACTATGTTTGTTAGTAATCTTCTAAGAGAATGTAAAAATCTTAATCCAACACAAGATTTTAATATTTTAGAATTTCAACTTGAAATGACTAATGAACAATATGGTCAGCGTGAAATTGTTGCCGCTACTGGTTTAGATTACAATGAATTGCTTTCAACTAAACAGCAATTAGATGATTTTAAATTTAGACAAGCAGAAAAATACTTGGAAGATTGTAAAGCATTACATGCAAAAAAAGTATATCGCGGTCAGATTAACAAATCTATCACTGCTACTGAATTAGAAAAAGCTGTACATTATTATTATAACAAGTTAGGAGGTAAACCATTAATTGTAACCATTGATCACAGCTGGCTAATTAAGAAAGATGCTAACGAAAAAGAAAAACTTAACACTTTATATAACACAGCTGATGTTCTTATACGATTAAAACAGGAGCTTCCTATAATTATTATTATGCTTACACAGCTCAATAGAAATATAGAAGATCCACTTAGAAAAACTCCAGGTAGCATACAAAACTATCCTACAAGTTCAGATATATTTGGTGGTGATGCTATGATGCAAGCATCAGATGTTGTAATAGCATTATCAAGACCATATACATTTGATATTACAGCATATGGTCCTAAAAGCTATACTGTTACTGAAGATGGGATATTTGCACATTTATTAAAAGTAAGAAATGGTACAAATAACATTAAACTTATTTTTATGAAAGGTATATTTTCACAACAAAGAATAGTTGAAACTATATCACCTGGTGTTAATATTCAACCTGGATATGTTCCAAGAAATGGTAGAAGAACTCCTTCTGCTGATATTGGAAGAGAATTATAAATTTTAAAATTAAAAATTATGTCAGTATTAGAAAGTATGACAGACGCTGAAAAAGCAAAATATAGACAGCTTAAAAGAACAGAAATGTTAAATCATAATAGAGATTTTATAAAAGATATTAAAATTGAAGATGGTGATTTTAACATGAAGTATCCATTTACAAAAAATGGTCAAATTGTTGTAAGTTGTTTTGTAAATGAATTTTTAAAACCTAAAGGTTATTATTTTGAATTAATTGATAATAACTTGAATCCTTCTGATCCAGAAAGAACTATTTATAGATTACCTCATACTGTTGACTTTAAAAATAAGTATGAGTATGATACAGGAAGTAAAGATTATAATCCAAAGTATTTAGTTCCTCTTTCACAACTTCCTAAAGTGAATAGACAATCTGCAACAATATTAAAAGAAAATTATATAAAGCAGTTTGATCACATGGATGAGTCAATATTAGATAGTTTTATTGCTTTTGAAGATGAAATTAATCAAGCAAAAAGTATCTTTGATGATGTAGATGCTCCATGTAGTGATATGACCATAAGAGACTATATTGCTATTCATACAGGAAAACCTGTAAGCAAGAAAGAGTGGATTAATGATCTTGTAAAAAACTAAAATACATATGGGACAAGGCGTACTAATTATCGCAGAATCAGGATCTGGTAAATCAACTAGTATTGAAACACTAGATCCAAAAGAAACATTTATTATTAATGTTGCAAACAAACCACTTCCATTTAAAGGTTGGAAGAAAAAGTACACACTATGGAGTAAAGATCACCCTTTAGGTAATATGTACGATCGTGCTGGTGTTCAAAACATTGAAGCGTGTATTAGATATGTAAGTGAAAAACGTCCTGAAATCAAAAACATTGTTGTTGATGATTTTCAGTATATGAGTTCATTTGAATTTTTTGATAGAGCAGATGAGAAAGGTTATGAAAAATTCACACAAATAGGTGCAGGTTTAGCAAGAATTGCTAGAATGCCAAAAGATATGCGTGATGATCTCACTGTATTTTTCTTAACACATGCTGAAGAAGGTTTGGATGTAGAAGGTAAACGTAAGTTCAAAGCCAAAACAATTGGTAGAATGGTTGATGAAAAACTTACATTGGAAGGATTATTTTCCATAGTTTTGTTTGGTAAAGTAAAAAAGAATAAAGAAGGAGCTATTAGATACATATTTGAAACCACTAATAATGGTGAGAATACTTGTAAAAGCCCAAGAGGTATGTTTAACAGCTTTGAAATACCAAATGATTTAGCATTAGTGAAACAAGCAATTATTGATTACGAAAATTAAACTTTAACTATTAAAATTCAACTATTATGTTCAGTACAAAAGGACAAGAAGTCAAAGGTGGTGGAGCATCTAAATCTCTCCAACCAGGCGTGGTTTATGCGCATATTGTTAGCGGTCAAGTGAGAACATCTAGCAAAGGTGACAAAAAGCAACTTGAATTGGTTCTTGAAGGACCAGCTTTGCCAAACTTTGAAGGATGGGCTATTGATAAAAATGACTTAGAAGGACCTAAGTTTAAAGGTCAATCTTCTAGAGTGAGTGCTACTATTTGGACAGATCAATTTAACACAGATGATATCAATAAAAATGAAATTCTTAACAAACTTATTGTTATTGGTAAAGAATTAGGAATTAGATCAAGTCTTGATAACATTTCTACAGAGTTTGAAATTAACTCTATTGAAGATTGGGTAGATCATGCTATTGATTTATTGAAAGGTAATGATCTTTATTGGTTTCTTAAAGGTACAGAAGAAGAATACAATGGTAAAACAATTGTAAAATTGTCTTTACCTAAGTTTAAATTCTGTAATGCATTAGAAACTAAATTAGATGTATTTGATAAAAATAATAAATATCATTATAAAGCATTGGAAAACAAGTCTGTTGACAAGTTTGAACCAGCTAATGATGATTTTAACTTTTAGTTCGATTTAAGATTAAGAATGACAAAGGGGGGTGTTTCTACACTCCCCTAATTTTTTTAACTTTACCATTATGTTTAGAACTAAAAACTTAGTACACGATATAAAAGATGTACCTGTTACATGGATATTTGAACATTATTGCAAACTAAACTATAAGTTAGAAGGACAAACTATAAAAATCAAATCTGTATTTAATGATGAACGCACACCTAGTATGTGTATTTATACCGATGAGCATAATACTTATAGGTATAAAGATTTTTCATCTGGTAAATCTGGATCTAGTATAGATTTAATAAAGGAGATGTTTGGTTTAAAATATCATCAAGCATGTATTAAGACTATTGAGGAATACAATGATTATGTATTAAAAAATGGAAAAGAATATGAGTCTAAAGAAATAAAAAAATATGCTCGATTTAAAGTTACAGGATATACAAAAAGATCCTGGACTACTAAAGATCAGTATTATTGGACTCAATTTAACATTGGCTCTAAGTTATTAGAAGAGCATTATGTTTTTCCACTTGAAAGATATATAATGGAAAAAGATATAGATTGCATTGAAATTAAAGGAAGCTATATCTATGGATATTTTAAGAAAGATGGCACTTTATATAAAGTGTATCAACCAAAAACTTTAGACAAAAAGTTTATTAAAGTCAAAAGTTATATACAGGGAACTGAACAATGTAAACCTGGTAATAAAAATCTTCTTATTACATCTAGTCTTAAAGATGTAATGTCTATTAAGTCCTTAAAACTTACTGGTTTAAATGTCATAGCTGCAGACTCTGAAAACACTATGATTTGTAGTAGTGAAATAGAGTGTTGGGAAAATGAGTATGAAAATATTATTGTAATGTTTGATAATGACAATGCAGGTATAGATGCAATGCAAAAATATAAAGAGAAATATCCTTTTATTAAAGTGGCTTTATTACCTTTGAGCAAAGACATATCAGACAGTATTAAAGACCATGGGGCAAAGAAAGTTAGAGAACATCTTGTGCCTATATTAAATAAGAAAATAAATGAAACGCAAGAAGACATATAGTAAACCCAGAAAACCAAAAAAACCTGCAGTTCCTAAACCAAGAAACTCAGGTACTATGACTGAATCAGCATTCTGGAGTTTTATTAGAAGCGCACTACGACAAAAAAGTAGGTTCTGGAAACCTATTATGGAATGTAAAAAGAAAGCACGTAAAGCATACCAAGGACCAAATAAGAGACAAAAGTTTGAATATCAGTGTAACGAATGTAAAAGTTGGTTTGCTGAGAAAAATGTAAATGTTGATCATATTGTTCCTGCTGGTAGTCTTAATTGTGCTAATGATCTTCCACAGTTTGTAGAAAGGCTTTTTTGTGAAATTGACAATCTACAGGTGCTCTGCCAACATTGCCATGATAAAAAAACAGCAAATGAAAAATCTAAATGATCTAAAGAAAGCTATAGAGGATAAAGTTCCTCTTGTATGGAATGATCCAGATCCTATATCTGGTAATGATTACACTATAACTTATATAGAACCATTGACAGAAGATATAGATGACTATAGTCCTATTCTTATACAGTATGGTGAAGGTTCTGAAGCACAAGTGTATTTACACGAAATATTAGTTAAAACTAAAAACGAAAAAAATGAAAAAAAATGTAACTAAACTTTATCGAGGTTGTGTTGATCTTCGAGATTATGATGTTGAAAAATGTATTAATAATGATGAATCTTATGATATTTTTCATGAAGGAAATAAGATGACTCTTACTCCCTTACAGTTAAAAAATGATATTCTGTCAACATCAACACTCCAAAAAAGTAAAACAGGTGGTAAAGACTATCATTTACTGTCTTATAGATGGAATCCTGAAGTAGTAAAACTTTAAACTTTTATCAAATGAATTCTAATAACTTATACGAAAATTTGACAGAAACACAATGTCTTAAATTAGTTCAGTCATACATTAATCAAACAATTGAGCCAGTATACATTCTTGAAGATGATGTCGAATTAGATGGCTTAGAAGTAGAAGATGTTCATTTAATTCCTCGTGAACTATTTAAAAAAGACGAGTGGAATAAAGAACAGATTAAAGAATTATCTGCTGTTTTAAGTAGAATAATTACAAGAAGAGAAGAAGAAGATTTAAAAGAATTAAATGCAGAATTATGAGTAAAAAAGAACAATTTGATATAGAAGTAGAAAACGAAAGATTAAATAAACACAAAGATATGATGAAACAAGTCATTAATCTTAATAATGAGCTTATTGATATTCAAATAGAGAAGTTTAAAATATTATGTGACTTCTTAGAATATGAAGAAGCTCTTACAAAAGATAAAGACACTGCATCTAGAATACAATTACTTTTAAAAGGAATGAACGTATGGAAATAGATTCTTTCTTCGAAGATAAAATGCTAACAGAATTAGTAACAGAGTCTGTTAAAATATTAGAAGATGAATTTTATAGTAAGAGATTCGAGTTTTCTTACAGTAGTCTTAATAAATTATTGTGGAATCCTGTAGTGTTTCATCAGCTCTATGTTCTTAAAATGAAAGAAGAGAAAACTGATGCTCATTTAGTGCAGGGTAAGGTGATACATTGTCTTTTATTA